AATCAAAGAAGCACCAAAACAAACCGCACAAACTAAAAAAGAAGAGGAATAACAATGGCCATATACTTAAATAACAATGTAGGCGTTAAATTGGCTACTGCCGCTGCGCCTACAGTACCTTCAATCGATATCAGTTCTTATGTAACTAACGCTGTAATCAATCAAATTGTAGATGAGCTTGAAGTAACAACAATGTCAGATCTTAGCCATCGTTTTGCTCAAGGCCTACAATCTGCAACATTCTCAATCGATTTTCTTAACGAGTGGGCATCTTCTCAGGTTATGCAGACACTTAATGCTGCATTCGGTCAGACCTTAGCCGTATCAGTAATTACAGTTAAAGGCACTGCAGTATCAGCCGCTAACCCAACTTACCAATTTTCAATCTTGGTAAATAACCTAACCCCAATCGGTCAAGGTGGCGTAGCCGAAATTGCTAGTTCTAGTCTGTCCTTTACAGTAAACTCAGTAGTAACAGTGTCCCCATCGGTGGCATTTTAACTAAGGAGTAATAATGGCAAAGCTAAAGATAACAAGGGCTAATGGTGAAGTATCTGAGCATAAGATAACACCAGGTGTCGAGTACGCTTTTGAAATTAGTAAAGGCATGGGCATCTCTAAAGCCCTACGTGAGTCAGAAATGCAAAGTCATATTTATTGGCTAGCATGGGAATGTCTACGCAGATCAGGCGCACAAGTACCTTTATGGGGTGCAGAGTTTATTGACAGCTTAGAAACTGTCGAGGTATTAGACGAAGAAAAAAAATAGTACAGCGTGATTCCATTCTCTATACAGTGGCTGCTATAAGTGTAGAGACTGGAATTGCGCCTAGTGAGTTTATTAACATGGACTCAGACATGCTGTCAGCAATTGTGCAGGTGTTAAGCGATAGATCTAAGGAGATAAGAAATGCCAGTCGAGGTCGTAGGCGTTAAAGATGTCCTTAAAGGCTTAGAGTTTATTGATGAAGATATGCGCCAACGCATTAGGACTGCTATAGATCCTTTAATGCGTGGTGTAGCAAGTAAAGCCAAAGCATTTGCACCAAGTAACAGCGAAGTATTATCAGGCTGGAGTAAAGCACCTAACCCAGAAATTAACTATCGGCCATTTCCAAGATATGATGCTAGTACAGTTAAAGCAGGTATCGGATATAACTCAGGCGAAAACAAAACATTTAGAAATGGATTTAAGGTTAGTAATTACGTGTATAACGTAAGCGCAGCTGGTCGCATTTATGAAACTGCAGGTCGAAATAATCCACAAGGGCGTGCGCCATTTCAGCAAATAGATCCAAGTACACCTAATTCACCAGTCGGTGCAGTGCAAGGATTTGAGGGCACTAAAAGAGCTAGAGAATATACATATAATAAATCTACAAGAGAATACGCATCTAATAATCCATTTGCAGGCTATCAGTTTGTAACGTCTATGCCTGGACTTACATCACAGCCAAAGATCGCGGGCGTACGTGGTGGTCGTGGAAAGAAGACTAAAGGCAGACTTATATTCAAGGCATGGGCTCAGGATAGTCAAGAAGTTTATGATGCAATTCTTAAAGCTATAAACTCTACAGCTATACAATTTAACAAAGCTACAGAGATTAAGAAGGCAGCCTAATGGCCAATGTAGTCGTCTCGGCTATTGCTACTTTTAATGGCAAAGCACTTAAAAAAGGTCAAAAGGATATATCAGCCTTTGACAAATCAGTCAAAAAATTAGGCAGAACTTTTGCAGCTACTTTTGGTGCATACCAATTATTAAACTTTAGCAAAAAAGCAGTACAGGCATTTATGGCCGATGAGAAAGCCGCCAAGTCACTAGAGCAACAATTAAAGAATACTGGCTATCAATTTAGTGGCCCAGCCGTGGAAATGTATATTGCTAATCTACAAAAAACTACAGGCGTATTAGACGATCAATTACGACCAGCATTCCAGCAATTATTAACAGTAACAGGATCACTTACCACAAGCCAGGATGCATTAAATACTGCACTAAATGTAAGCGCGGCAACAGGTAAATCATTAACCGAGGTTACTTCAGCCCTATCACGTGGCTATGCAGGTAATACTACTGGTCTAAGTAGGTTAGGTGCTGGACTAAGTAAAACGCTATTAAAAACTAACGACATGAATTTAATCATGGGTGAACTTAATAAAAAGTTTGCAGGTCAGTCAGCAGCCCGATTAACTACCTACGCTGGAAAGATGGATCTATTAACCGCAGCAGCGGCTAATGCACAAGAAATCATAGGCAAAAGTTTATTAGATTCTTTAAGTGCATTAGGTGATGATAATAGTATTGAAGGCTTAACAAAGAACATGGAAGATTTTGCCACAGCTACAGGTGATGTAATTTATGGCCTAGGCATAGTGGCTAAAAGAATTAAAGAATTAACAACCATACCTGGACTTGGAAGTCTATTTGATGTTAAAAATATACCAGTCATAGGTGCTTATTTAGGTGGCTTTCAACAAATAGGTAAAAATGCTAGAGAAGCAAATAACTCACAATTTAACACAGTCGGTCGCCCATCCCCTGCAGAGATCGCAATTCAACTTAAATTATTAAAAGGCAAGAAAGACGAATTAGCAATACTGAACAAAAAGAACGCTATTGAAAATAAGAACGTAGAAGAGTTAAAAAAGAAGTTTGACCTAGAGCGCATAGGATTAACTGCTGCCCTGGCTAAAGCAACCGATGAAGAAACTAAATTACGTCTACGCGCCCAACTAGCCATACTTGATAATAACGATGCTTTGGCTAAGAAGATATTGGCAGAGATGGAAGCGGCCGAGGCTTTGAAAAAACTTGCCGAGCAGGCTAAAGCAGCTGGTCTAAGTATTACAGAATTTGCTTTAGTCCAGGTTAAATCTTTAATCAATAGAATCAATGCGCAGATAGAAAAGATTAACAAAGAGTTTGGCTTACCTTCGACAACTACTACTAGCGTACCATCTGGTGCTACTTCATTACCTGCTAGTTACTTCCAAGATCTAGCAGTGTCATTAGTCGGCACTACTGGGTATAGCGGAATGAACGTTGCGCAAATTGCCACAGAAAGAGCTAGAGAATCAGGCAATAGATCAGTAGATGTCAATCTAAGCGTTAGCAATCCATCTGGTGATAGGTTTGCTCAACTTATAGCAGAAAGTATACAAGTTGCTGGGCGTAGTGGTTATAGCACAGCACCTAATGGCGGATTACCATAGTGCCAATACCAGTAATAAATGCAGTAATTAACTTTAGCACTGGCCCTAGTTTTGCTCAGGCTATGATATTAGATCAAGGCATATTAGGCACAAACATATTATCCGATAGCGCAGCTGTAATTGTAGATGTGTCTAATAGAATTAATCGTATTGAGACTAATCGAGGACGCACTGCGCTATCAGATCAATTTCAAACAGGCTCACTTAGTTTAACTATTGTAGATCAAAATGGTGATTTTAACCCACAGAATGTAAGCGGCCCATATTACAATTTATTAACACCTATGAAGAAGGTGCAGATTACTGCAACTTATGGCGGAGTTACGTATCCTATATTCTCAGGATTTATTACAAGTTATGTAACTAGATACCCTGATGAATCATCTGCAGATTTAGCGACTACTACTATAGAAGCTGTAGATGCATTTAGGTTAGCCCAATTAGCACAGATCAGCACAGTTACAGATTCAGGTGCTGGACAATTATCAGGCACACGTGTCAATAAGATATTAGATGAAATTGACTGGCCAGCGACTATGCGTGATGTAGATGCAGGACTTACTGCTATGCAGGCAGATCCCGGCACTAACCGCACAGCACTGCAAGCACTAACTACTGTAGCCACGTCTGAGTATGGCGCACTGTATGTAGATGCTAGTGGCTCGTTTGTATTTCAAGACCGATCTGTTACGGCTGGATCTGTTGGCGGCACTAGCACAGTCTTTGCAGATAATGGCACAGGTATAGATTACTTTGATGCTACATGGATTCTTAATGATGTATTGGTATTTAACAAAGCCACTATTACTAGATCAGGTGGTAGCGCACAAGTAGCCTCAAATCAAGCCAGCATAGATAAATATTTCTTACACAGCTACTTTTTAGACAACCTACTTATGCAGACAGATGCCGTAGCCCTAGATTATGCCCAGGCTTATGTGGCTAGTAGAGCTGAGACAAGCATCCGAGTAGATTCGATAGTGCTAGACCTATACACAAACAATTACAATACAGGCATTATTGCAGCCCTAGACCTAGATTTCTTTGATCCGATAAAAGTAATTACTACCCAGCCAGGTGGATCTACCTTAGAGAAAACATTACAGATTTTTGGTGTAAAAATGAATATAACACCGAATAGTTGGAAAACCACGTTCACGACATTAGAGCCAGTCATAGACGCATTTATCCTAAATGATACGATTTATGGCACTTTAGACTATAATGTCCTAAGTTACTAGGGAGTAAAAATGGCAGCAGGATTGGGTTTTAAGACGTTCACTACTGGTGAGGTGCTGACTGCAGCCGACACTAATGGTTACCTAATGCAAGGCGTTCTAGTCTTTGCAAGTGCAGCTGCTCGAGATGCAGCAATTACATCACCACAAGAAGGTCAAATGGCTTATCTAAAAAGTGATGATGCAATTTACAAATACAATGGTACTAGCTGGGTAAACATAGACACTTCTGTTGCTGCCTCTGTAAACAAAAACTATCTGATAAATGGCGGTTTCGCAATATCACAACGTGGCACATCTTTTACTTCAACAGGTAGTGCAAACAATGATGATTCTTACACTTTAGACAGATTTTACATTCTTAGCGATGGTAATGATATTATAGATGTTACACAAGATACAACAACAGTACCGACAAACGGTGAGTTTGCCATAGCGTTAGATGTAGAAACTGTTAATAAAAAGTTTGGAATAGCAACAATTATAGAGAATAAAGATGTTATAGGCTTAGTAGGCAATACTGTTACATTTAGTTTTAAGGCTAAAGTATCTGCTACAACTAAATTAGATAATGTCAAGGCGGCTATTGTTGCCTGGTCAGGCACAGCTGATACAGTTACTAGCGATATTATTAGTGCTTGGGGCGCAGAAGGTACAAACCCTACTTTAATTGCTAATGCGACTTATGAAAACACACCTGCTAATTTATCTGTTACCACATCTTATGCTACTTATTCTATAACTGCAGCCGTAGATACAGCTAGCACACAAAATCTTATTTTGTTTATATGGTCAGATGTTACAGATACTACTTTAGGAGATTTTTTATTTATAGCAGAATCTAAATTAGAAGTTGGCTCTTCTGCCACAGCTTTTGTTTATGCAGGTGGCACAATCCAAGGCGAGTTAGCCGCTTGCCAGAGGTATTACTGGAGAAGCACAGGTTTTGATGGTGCAAGATATTCAACAGGTTTTTATGAAAGTTCCACAAATTTTATAGCCTATTTAAAGCCAGCCGTAACTATGAGAGTAAATGCAACTGCTTTGGATTATGCAGGGCTGCGTACTTACGACAGTTCTGGTTTTATTGCGATTTCCGCAGTAACGCTGGCAGGAACAGTCCAAGATGCCGCGTGCGTAAACTGCACAGTATCGAGTGCAACCACTCACAGACCAGGATTACTATTAGGTAATAATGCAACCAGTTATGTCGGACTAAGTGCGGAGTTGTAAAATGGATAATGTAACATTTATTACAGTAGAAGAAGAACAACACGCCATAATTGACAGAGGCAACGAAGAGTTTACTTCAATGCTGAAATCTGTTTATGATGAAATGATTGCTAACCAAAAATAGTGAAGCCTTGGCTATGCGCTGCAGGTACACAATTAAGAGATCAAATTGATACCTGGTACCCAGATCGTCGCACTACCTCTGATGGGTGGGTGGGTGATGCTCGTCATTCCAGCAAGTCAGATCATTATCCAGACACAGATGGGTGTGTACGAGCCATTGATGTTGATTCTCGCTTGGGTTCATCCGAAGGGATCTCAGTATATTTGGCTGACCAAATCAGAATCTGTGCGAAAACCGATAAGCGCATATCTTACGTAATCCATAACGGCATGATTGCTAGCAGGATACTTAATTTTAAGTGGCGTAAGTACAAGGGTTTTAACAAACATACAAAGCACATACATATCAGCTTTACAAAGTTAGGCGATAAAGATAGCAAGCCGTTTGATATACCACTACTAGGGGGTAATATATGAAAATAAGTAATAAGCAGAAAGCAATACTTAAATCCTACTTTAGGGGTGTGCTTGTATCATTTTTAACATTCTTAGCTAGTAATGAGCTAGGACTAGATCCAGTAGTGTCTGTAATTATTGCAGCATTAGCAGGACCGGCAGCTAGGGCTTTAGACAAATCCGATAGTGCTTATGGCATCGGTGCAGATGAAGCATGAGCCCGAACGAGTGGGTCGCATTAGCCGTTGGCGTATGCGCCGTATGTACAAGTTTATTAGTGGCTCTGCGCTGGGTTATTAAATCTTATTTACAAGAGCTTAAACCTAATAGCGGATCTAGTATGAAAGATCAACTTACTAGATTAGAGCAGCGTGTTGATGATCTATATTCTCTAATAGTTAAGCGACAATAATCCTATGGCTGATACAAGGCGTAAGCGTAAGAAGATAAACAGGCGTGTGGTGCGTAAATCACCTGAGCCATTATCTAAGTTAGAACAACATTATATTTGTATGAACGAGATATATAAAGCTGCACGTAAGGCTGGCTTTAATGAGAGCTGTGCATTGTACTTTGTATCAGATAGGGCAACTATGCCTGACTGGGTAATAGGTAATGGCGGCATCATACCTACTATTGATCCTACAGAAGAGGATGAAGATTAAGCGTTGGCTAGTAATATCAGACTTACAGATTCCATACCATCATGAGCAGGCAGTTAAGAACGTCATCAAGCTTGCAAGACGCGAAAAGTTTGACGAGGTTTTATGTGTTGGCGATGAGATCGACTTTCAAACAATTAGCAAGTGGGCCGATGGCACACCTTTGGCTTACAGTCAGACTCTTAATGAAGATCGTGCAGCTTGTCAAGACATTCTTTGGGATCTTACTGAGTACAGCAAAAAAGCATCGGTAATAAGATCTAACCATACAGACCGTCTTTACAGCACATTACTTAAAGCACCTGGTCTTATAGGTTTACCAGAGCTTCAATATCCTAAGTTCATGGATTTTGCATCTATGGGCATTGACTATTACAAGACAGCTTATGAATTCCACCCTGGCTGGGTATTAGCACATGGCGATGAGGGCAGCATGAGTCAGCATGCAGGAATTACAGCTCTTAACTTGGCTAAAAAATGGGGCAAATCGGTCATAGCAGGACATAGCCATAGACTGGGCATGAGTGCCTATACAGAAGCCATAGGAAGCCATTACAGACCTTTATACGGTGTTGAGGTAGGTAATCTAATGGATAGAAAAAAAGCCTCTTATATACGCTATGGAAGCGCGAATTGGCAGATGGGTATTGCTATACTAGAAGCCGTAGGAAAGACGCTAACACCCACGTTAGTGCCGATCAATAAGGATGGCTCATTTACAGCTCTAGGGCGGTATTACGGGTAACATCGTTACCTAATCGTTATACAA